GGCGGAATCGGCGATACTCGCAGGCGTAGCACTGACCGAAGGGTCGGTGCTGACATCGACGTTTCCCACGTCACCAGTGGGCGCGACATCGGCCGTACTGGCTGCAGGCGCAGCGTTTCCCGCGTCAACCGATTCCGTGGATGCCGGCGGCGCAGAGTCGACAGCCGGTGCGACCGTCGCAGTCGGCGAGGTATCGACAGCCGCAGGGACGTTTCCCGAGTCAACGCTCACCGAAGAGATGGGCGAGTCCGTCGTCGAAGGGGCTGCCGTAGCATCCGATACCGGCGAGACATCGGATGCACTGGCGTTTCCCGCGTCAGCCACGGCACCAGTCGTTGAGAGTGAAGCGTCGCCATTCGTCGAACCAACATCCGACGACGCTACGGCGTTTCCCAGGTCAGGCGTCGGGGCCGTGTCGGTCGCTGACGACGTATCGATTGTTGAGTCGGTCGTGCCAGACGCAACCGATGGCGCCGTCGCCGACGTGGCGCCATCGGTCAATTCGTTTCCCGCGTCGGTGATCTCGAAGTCGGGTTCGTTCTGGAAGTCTTGCGCGGGCGCTTCGAATTCATCGCCGGTGATCTTGCTTTTGATCTTTGCCATGATGCAATTCCTTTCTAGATGGGTGAAACAACACCCGGCGCGAGGTCGCCGGGTTCCCTGCGCGATCTTTAACCGAGTTCGTCTTCGGTTTCCGGTGCGTCGATGACTTCGAAGTCGTCTTCCTTACCCTTCGAAGCGCCGCCGAAGCTGTCGCCATCCTTCGCGAACTGCACGCCGAGCAGCGAGCAGCGAAGGCCGGGGTTCTTTCCGTCTTGTGCGTAGATCTCGACCGTCGCGTTGACGAAGCAGCCGCCGTAGATCCGACCTTCTTTGCCCGGGTAGAATTTGCCGTCCGAGCCGATCAGCTTCGCCGGCTTGCCGTCGTCGCCTGCCATCGAGTCGAGCAGCAACGGCCGGCCGTCGGTCGCCTTGCGGTGACCTGTCAACGCCATCATCCCTTCGAAGCCGTCGTATTCCTTCAGGTCGCCTTTCTGATAGCAGCACTTGTTCGTCTGCGGGCGCAGCGAGTCGAGCATCGCCTGCGCCTTCTTCGGCCACACGGCTTGCGCTTCGGCCTTGAACGCGGCTTCGATCTGCTTGTCGTTGTCGCTGCCCGGCTCGACCAGGAACGTCGCCGAGTGACGGAACACACCGTTGCCTTCGTACTCTTCGGCGGCGCCGATAAGTGAACGGACGAAAGCAGCGCGGACCATCTTCAATTTAACTTTGATGCTCATTTGAAACCTCTTTAAAGAACGTTGGATATTTCGATTGGACGCGGGCGATAGCTGTCTGAAGGTGAGCGTTGCGCGCGGCCGGGTTATCAATCAGTCTTGCTTCTCTCGCCGCCCGGGCCAGCATCTCGCGCGCGTCGGGCGGCAGATGCGCGCTCAAACCATTCAGGGCCGGTGTCGGGTGCCGTGCGTTCATTTGTCGATCTCCGCGATCAGCTTGTCGGCCACGATCAGCGCCATGCGCGCGATCTGGTCGCTCGGTACGTCAGCGCGGGCCAGACCCGCCAGTGCCGCAGCCGCAAGACGCTCGCGGCGCTCGGTGCTTTGCCTTACGCGACGCTCGACCGACGCTTCGAAGTCGCGGACCAGCTTCAACGCTTCGGAACGCTGGAACCCTTCGCGCACCATTGTTTCGATCAGGTCGCGGTCGGTCATGCCAGATCTCCACCGTCGTCGACGACTTCGAAGTCTTCCGCGACCGGGGCGATGACGAGCGCGGGGCGCTTGTCCGACTCAGGTGCGACAGACGGTGAGCCGTTCGGCTGCACGATCAGCGCTTCAGCCTTTTTCCAGCGCCGCGGCGAATCCTTCGCGAGCAGCTTCTCGGCTTGCGTCGGGCTGATCACCTTGAACTGATACATCTCGTCTTGCTTCAGACGCATCGACTTGAGCAGCGCTTCGGCTTCGTCGGTGCTCGACCACTTGCGCGCGCCCTTACGACCTTGGACCAGCTTCAGGCCGGGCACCGCGTTACCCTGCAGCAACTCGTGCTCGATGCGACCGCGAACCGCTTTCATCCAGCCGTCGATCAGGTCGAGCGCCGGGTAGATTCGACCGAGTGCGTCAGCGTCGAGCAGTTCAGCGACTTCGGGTCCGCCTGTGATCTGCTTTTCAGCGTTGTCGACGATCGTTTCGAAGTCGGCGCCGATCGTCGCCTCGACGTGCGCAGCCAGCGCCGGGCATACGGCTTTCGCCTTGCAGAACTTGCACTGCTTTTCGCCGGGCACGAAGTCGCCGAGCGCGAGCGGCACGAAGTCGACCGACTCGACGTAGAGCATTGCCTGCTCGGCGGCAGGCTTCGCGACGTACTGGATCCACTGCTGCAACTGCGCCGGCTCGATCTCCCACTCGCTCGGCTTCTCCGACAGCCGCACTTGATGGATCACGATGCGCACGTTCGTGAAGTCGAAAAAGTCGCTATGCTCGTGCAGTGCGGCATGCGCGTAGATCATTCCCTGATAGTTGCGCACGGCTTCGACCGCGACACCACGGCCGTACTTCAGATCGATCACGCAGATCTCGGCGCGGCCGTCATCCCAGGATGCGATCAGCACGCAGTCGCTCGTGCCCTTCGCGCCTTTCTCGCCGGTGATGTGCTCGATCGACAGGCGCTGCTCGACAAACATCTGTACCGTCGCGCCGGTCAATTCGTACGCGGCTTTGCGGTTGCGGATGTCGTCGAGATACATCTGCACGTACTCAGCGCGCTCGTCGTCGACATCGAATTCCCGATCACCGATCGCGATGACGCGGCCGATGTACGCCGCCGCGTCGGTGCCAGCATCGAGACACCACTTCGCAAGCTCGTGTGACGCGCTGCCGTCATCCGCGAATTCGCTGCTGTCGTCGGGCTGACCGATCTGCGCGGCGGTCGACGCCTTGCATTCGATCCAGGTGTGCGCCGACGACGGAGAGAACAGCGCGTGGGCGCGTTCTTCGATGACGTCGCTCATGATCCGGCGCCTTCCATCGATGCGGTCACGTCGAGACGGCCGGCGAGTACGTCGAGCGCCATCGCGAACACGGCCGGGAACTGGTCTTCATTCAGGCCGGGCTTGTCCGGCATTTCCGGCTTGAACGTCACGGCCTTCGCGCCGAAGCGACCGAGCAGCGCCGTGGCTTGTTCGCGGCCGGCGGGCTGGCCGAGCAACGAATTGATGCCGAGCACGGCCTTGCGCACGTTGTCGAGCGACGGCTCGCCGTCTTTCAGTTCGCCGTACAGCTTGGCGGTCTTCTCGTGCCACGGCTGCAGGTCAACCGCGGGCGCTTCTTCCTTCACGGATTCGATCACCGGGACCGGTGTCGACGCTTCGCCAGACGGGGTATCGGTCGTCGCCGCTTCCGGCTTTTTTGCGGCTTCTTTCTCCGCGAGTTCCTTCTGCGCCTTCGCGACAGCCTTGACGGCGGGCGACGACGCGGCTTGCGCGCTGACTTGTGCGGTCTGGATCGTGCCGGCTGCGGTGAGCGCGGCGATCAGTTCACGCATGACTGCGACGTTTTCGATCAGTGCGGCTTCGAGAGACATATAAACTCCTAGTTGAAAAATGGGGCGAGGACAGTCCAAAGAACGACAACCAGACCGCCGACGATGTAGATCCCGTTCATTTCAGCAACCACCGAGTTCGCTGCGAATTCCCGAGCCGATAATGCGGGCTGCGTATTCGCGCAACAGGTGCTGCGTCAGGGCTCCTGCGCCGCCAACTGCCAGGCGAAGGAGTTCGAGAAGATCAAGTGCGTCGTTGCTCATAGCTGGTCTCCTAATCGGCGTCTCTTGTTCGGTAACGCCTGACATGAACTGTAGTCTGCCGCCGAACACGTGTCAAGCGTCACCTAACAAAAAAGGCGAAAAAATACCCGCTCGATGGCGGGTATCGTTTTAACGAATTAGGGTTTGATCAACGGCGTGCGGCACGGTAGATCAGGTATAGGGAACCGAAGACGGCGAGCCCGGCAAGTGACAGCCTAAACAGAAAGCCGACATCACTGCCGACGCGCCGGGCGAATTCCGCGAGATCGTGACTAGGGAGAAAACAGAGCGCGAGCCAGACAATCAATGCTGTCGGCGCGGCGATGCGAAGCGCTTTCATCAGTATGCGAGGGGTTTGTCGATCCGGCAGAAGACCACGCCGAGGATCTTGTGATCTTCGCGCATCGCGCCGAAGCGGTTCGGCCATTCCGGATTGAGCGCCTTGAGCATGCGCGTGTCGCCTTCGACAATCAGTTGACGCAGAACGGGCGTGGCGTCGTTGTATTGGACAACCACGAAGCTGCGGTGCTCGGCCGCGCGGTCAGGATCTACCCCGACGATATGGCCTTCCCTGAAAGACCGGGGGTCTGATGCGTCGGCCATGCTGTCACCGACGATTTCCACGTAATAAGCGTTCGGGCCGTGCTCCAGTTGGCACGGAAGCCATTCACCTACTTGCGAACTATCCACTTTCCCACTCCACGATCCTGCTTGCTCCCAGGTTATCAGGGGGAGCATTCCTGCAGCGGGGGCTAACGCTTCGCTTGGCGGAAGTATATGCCTGCTTACAGAGGTCGATTCATCGATTAGGGGGGTGTTGTTACCGTTGTTACCAGTTAACAAAAAGTCGACGCTTACCCCAAGCGCCTCGGCGAGCGCGGCCATCCGTGTGTTGGCCGGCTGAGTGTCGCCAGATTCCCACGATGAAACCGAGCCGCGGCCGACCCCGACCAGCTCGCCGAGCTGCGTTCCGGTCAGGTGTTTCGCTTCGCGCAATGCACGAATCCGCTCGCCCAATTTCATCGATCCCTCCATTTGTATGTTGACTTGTTAGGGGCTACCAAACTAAGATGTTCGGCATCCCCTAACATTCATAGGAAATAGCCGTGTCGATCATTGAAGCAGCAATTGACAAGGCCGGCGGTGGGGCGAAGGTGGCGCGTGCGCTGAACATCGGCCGGGTGTCGGTGTGGGAGTGGGTTAAGAAAGGCCGCATTCCCGACGCCCGCGTGCTGCAACTCGCCGAACTTACCGGCTGGGAAGTTACCCCTCACCAGCTCGCGCCGGGCATTTATCCGAACAAAACGGACGGCTTGCCTTCGCACCTGTTGGGTAAAGCCTAACACAAACCGAACAATCGTCAAAATTCGCGCTAGTGGATCGCCTCTAGCCGGGGTTTTGCTCGTTCATAAAAAGGACAAAAAGCGATGCTCGGCTCAGTCATCTCGCTGTTCGACAAGACAGGTAACGCCGTGCGGCCTTGGGCCGAAGCCGGGTACGCCTGCATCTGTTACGACATTCAGCACGTCGGCACGCGCCGCGAAGGCAATATCACGTACGCGCATTGGGACGCTCTATCTGAAACGCTCGACGTACACGGCGACATCGCGTTCGTCTTCGCTTTCCCGCCGTGTA